TAATATTATATTATTCTGACTATCTACGCTTATTGTATATATGTATTTGTTTATATTTACATCATCACCTTCTACAGTAAGAAAGGCATTACCACTACCAAAAGATGTGTCTAATGTAATTGGACCAATCCCTGAAATATTAAATCTATAAAGTCTAACATCAATATTCAGACTATTAAAAACTTCTATACATGCTAATAATTTACCATTATTATCTATTTTTATTGCTGTTACTGAAGCTATAGTTAATCCGATAACATCTTGAAAACTTTCAAAAGATGTTGAAGTATCAGATACTATTTCTGGTAATCTTATTAAATCTTTTCTAGTATCTGAGTTAAATCTTGAAGCTAATATCACTCGATTATCTGACATTATCTCAATATGACTAACTTGGGCTAATGGTGCTGTAAATATAGATGCAGGATTAAAATTAGTAATTAAACTCCCAGTTCCAGAAGTATTAAATTTAGCAATAGCTTTTCTATTAAAGTTTGTACCAACAGAATCTATAACTGTAGTAAATACACCACCTATAAAAATATTACCAGATCCATCAGATTTTACGCATAATGCACCTCTATTTAAAGACCAATTAAAACTTGTAGGGCGACTAGGTGCAACACCAGTAATTTCATATGAGGCTAAATAAGAAGTAGGACCGAGAAAAGTACCTACTACATAAAGTCTATCACTTAGTTCTACTCCATAAACCATAGAACCTGGAGGATTTGCTATTGATTGAACAAATAATCCTCCGGTAGATGATAGATTCACTATAGCTAAATTGGAAGCATCTACTCCACCTCCTATTGAAGGAGCATTGAACCTACCACCTATAATAAATTTATAATTCCCTGAACTTCCACTTGAAACTACAGCGGTACTAATGTCAGAAGAACTTCCAGAATAATTTATCGCTGGTTTAAATGTGGTATCTAAATTATCAGATGCATTTAACAATCCTATTCCAGATGTTGTTCCAGATGTTGTTCCAGATATTATTTGCGTACCTCCAAAATAAAAATTAGAATCAGGATAAGGTGTTGATGTTCCAAATGTAATAATATCATATATCACATTACCTATTGTAGTAGGAGGATTTACACTAGAAAAAAAAGATAATGGTAAAATTAGACTCATAGTGAAAAACTTATTAAACTAGATAATAATTGTTCCCCGTCATAATAATATGAAATGACATTTTTAGCACTGAGTGTTGTATTTAAAGTAGATGCTAATGATACAAACGTCCAAAGATTTCCGAATGAAGATATTGTTCTGTTTACTGTTCCTATTTCAACAATCAAATTTCCTGTTTGACCTTCTAAAAGACCCGTAGGATTATTAAGCACTGCATTTGAAAAAATCTCTATTTTTGCATTAGTTCCAACAGTAGAGAAATCCCAATTTATTTGACCAGCATTATTAATTAAAACCCCTTGACGTATATAATCATTAATTACTGCTGAACTTAAAAAGTTAATTCGGCTATCTAATACAGAACTAACACTAATCATTGTAGAGCTTAAAAAGTTTACAGAATTAACAGAGTATGTAGAAAGCTGAAACAATCTAGTATCTAAATTAGAAAAACTTGTATTAAATGTTGAAAGAGTATTTCCTATACATGTAGTTTTGGAAACAAGATCAGGAATATAATAAGGCATAAATGTATTTATGTTAGAAAACAAAAAAGGTCTAGATTTCTCTAGACCTTTATTATTAATTTTTTAACTTTTTATTAGAAGTAATTCTTAGGCTTCTTACCACTACTGGTTTTGATTCCAGTGTTTGCTTTAGAGAAGTCTGCGTCACCATTAGCTTTTACATGGCTAGATGGAGCTTGTTTCTTAGCTTTACCGTCATAATCGCCTTGGTCGCCATGGTATGAACCTTCTGAACCTTCGGTGTCATCTGGATCATAACCAGTGTCCGCATCACCAAAATCCATATCACCATTAGCTTTTACAAAAGTAGTTGGTTTTCCACGTTGAGCTTTGCCATCATAATTACCTTGGTTGCCCTTATAATTACCTTCTCCACCAGTGAAACCATAAGATTCGGTTGGAACACCGTCTTCCATTTCTTCACCATATTCTTCAACTTCGTCTTCACCTTCTGCAAGAAGATTTGCAAGTTCGCCAAGACTCATGGCTCTAAGTTCAGAAAGAGTAAATGTCTCTTCTTCGCCGCTGTCCATTTGATCGTCTGCATTGAATACATTATCATCCACAGATGATGCGCCAAAGTTTCCGCCATTCATTTCGTCCATCTCACGAAGGATTTGGTCAAAAATGTTGCCGGAACGTTTAAATGAATCGTTATACAATTCACCGGGATTAGGTTCTTTTGATTTGTTTTTCATAGATTTTTTGGATTTTTTAGCTTTCTTCATTTTACGCTTAACAGCTTCGCCATATGGTTTTTTATCTTTATCTTTTTCAGACTCATCAGACTCATCAGACTCGTCACTCATAGGTGACTTTTTATTTTTCATAGCATTTCTGATTGCTCTATCTCTAGCCATAAGATAATCTTCACTATTTTCTTCACCATCATCATTAAGGTCGTGTTTCTTTTCTTCTTGAATGATAGAGCCGCGAAGATAATTGCTTTCGTAAATTGATACTAGATCGTTTTCCATATATGTTATTTACTTAATTTTTATATTTTTTTGTTAATTATGATAAGTTTAATATATGGCAGTTAAAAAAGTAGACAAATATCTCAATAATAATGAGTCTCTACCAGTCAATATCACAATAGATTACTCTCCTGAGCAAGCAATTGAATTTAAAAAGTGTGCAGAAGACATTATATACTTTGCACAAAATTATTTTCATATAGTTAATCTTGATGCAGGGCGACAAACTATTAAATTGTTTGATGCTCAAAGAGACGCTATTTTAGATATTTTAAAAAACAAAAGAACAATTATTTGTGCAAGTCGTCAGATTGGTAAATCTACGCTTATGACTATTGTATGTCTTTGGAATGTTATTTTCAAAAAAGACTATCAAGTAGCTATTCTTGCTAATAAAGAAGATCAAGCGAAGGAAATTCTTGAGCGTATTAAACTGGCTTATGAAGAATTACCAAATTGGCTAAAGGCTGGTGTTAGTGAATTTACCAAAGAAAACCTTCGTCTTGTAAATGGAAGTAAAATATTTGTATCAACTACATCAGAAAGCGGTATTCGTGGTAAATCTGTTAATCTTCTTTTTGTTGATGAGTTTGCCCACATTGCATCACAAATTGCAGATCCATTCTTCAAATCAGTGATGCCTACTATTTCTTCATCCAAGTCTGCTAAAATTGTTTTAATTTCTACTCCAAAAGGAGCAGAAGGTAAATTTTATGAGATTTTTCGAGATGCAGAGAAAAAGAAAAATGGTTGGTGTGCAGTTAAAATTCACTATTCACAAGTTCCTGGCAGAGACGCAGCATGGGTTAAAGAGCAACAAGCATCTATTAACTATGATATGGATGCATGGCGACAAGAATTTGAAATTGAATTCTTGGAAAATGGAACAGCCGCTCTTAACCAAGCAATTATTGACCGAATGAAAAGCGAAGCAATTCCTGCTGAACTCTCTTTTGATGGGGGTGAATATTTTGTTTGGAAACAACCGGAACCTAATAGAATATACACTATTGGGGTTGACGTTGCAGAAGGTGTTGGACAAGACTTTACAGTAGCAACTGTTCTTGATATTACGGATTTAGATAATATTGAACAAACTGCTATATTTGCATCTAATAAGATACAACCATGGATTTTTGCTGAAAAATTAAATCAAATAGCGCGTTCTTGGGGCAGACCATTTCTTTGTATTGAAAGAAACAAAGAAGGTGGACAAGTTGTTGATGCACTCTTAAATGTTCATAACTATGATAATCTTGTAACTTTTTCCATGAAAAATGATAAGCGTAATGTTTATCAAAGTCCTGGTATTTTCTGTCATCAAAATTCTAAATACACAGGCATTCAAAATATGAAGTATTTCGTTGAAACTAAACAAAGTGTGAAGATTTATGATATAAACACAGCAAGAGAATTTGAAACATTTATTCGTAAAATCAACAAAACATGGGGTGCTAAAAAAGGGTTTAATGATGATCGCATAATGGCACTTGTTTGGGCACTAGTATTATTAGAAAAGGATATTGCAGAAAAATACCTTGATATTATAGAGTATGATGAAGCAGGTAAACCTTCAGTGATTCTTGATCCAAATCAACATTTAGCAAACTTAAGTTTTCATAATTTATTAAATGAAAATAAACCTATTCGTAATGTTGGAGGTGGTAAAGAATTTTCTATATTCTTCAACTATGAAGAAAAAACCAAAGTAGATTTACCAGAAAAATATTCTAGTATGCTTTATGAGCCTACATGGGAATTCTTATAATAAATAGTTATAATGGCTAATTCTCGTCCAGTCGCACCTAATTTAACTTGTCCCGTTCCAAAAGACGATCCAGCAGGATATTTCACTACACAGCAAAGTCAGTTGAATGTAACAAGAAAGGATAAGTTTTTATTAATAATTGACATTCCACCTATTCTTAAACCACTTCTTCAAAAAGAAGATCGTTTTTGTCGTGGTGGAAACTTAGAAAGACTTCAAATGAGCATTTGGGGATTTGTTGTTCCTCAAATTTCGATTAATAAAATAGACGTATCTTATGGTGGACAAATTGCAAAATTCTCTGGTCTTAGTCGTCCAGCATATGATGCAGTGTCTATCAATTTTACAGTAGATAATCGGTTTGATAATTATTATATTCTTTATAAATGGTTAGATGTTCAAAATGATGATTCTACATCATTTTTTGACCAAGATAACTTACGTCCTTGTGCAAAAGGAAAAGGAAATGATTATAAAACTATTTTAACGGTGATGGCTCTTGATGAATACGAAAAACCGACAGCAAAGTGGGATTATTTTGGGGCATTTCCAACAATCTTAGGAGCTATCAATGCATCTTATAGAGATGCCAATGAATTAGAATCTACATTCTCTTTTGAATTCTCTCAGCTAAAAATGTCATTACTTTAAAAGATTTTGGAGATAAATAAGATTTTTTCAAATTTTTATAAGTAATGTAATAATGGCTACTAAACTAAATACACTCTTAGAAAGCCCCGGCATTTCCATTAACGAAAGGGATTTGTCCCAAGTAACAGTTAACGCTGTTGGGACAAACATTTTCGTTCCTGGTTTTATGCCACAGGGTCCAACTGACGAACCTACACCAATATCAACTCTTAGTGAGTTCGAAGAAATTTTCGGTCTTCCAACAACACCAGCAGAAAGATATTCACATAATGCTATTAAGCAACTCTTAACAACCAGCAATGCAAACGTTACATTTACACGTATGCCTTATGGTTCTGGAGGTGGTTATGGTTATGCAGAAACATATAATGCTCTTGTTTTCCCTGTTGTTGGTCTTTCCGCAACAGAAATTGATGCATGTACTTTCTTCCAAAGCAAACCACTTTCAACAATTCAAAGTGATTATCCTTGGCTTGTTGAGCAATATATTGAAACTGAACAATGCTATGGTTCATTAAACTTTGGCTGTCCTCTTGCTTCTCAAGATGAAGCAGCAAACATTGTTTATATTCATAATACTCCTGCTGAATACAATACTGTTTTAACAAGTATTAAATTTGTTGCAGATACAGATGCATCTACAACTGGAGTCAAGATTTTCCAATTACGTCCAACTGTTTCTAACGGTGTAACAACATTCTCTGCAATCAGAACATTTGAGTTATCTGCTGCTCCTTTAAGTGCAAATATTTTAAAAACCGCAGCAACAAATAGTGGCGAAAGCATCTTTACAGTTTCTCTTACAAGTGCAGGCACTCCTGGTTTTACAACTATACCAGTAACACAAGGTTTCCTTTCAGGAAGTACTCTTTCAGGTATTGCTGTTTCAGCTAATGATGTATTTGCATCATATTCTACAGTTGAAACCTTAAAATTCTTTTATGCATCTCCTGATGTAGCAAATACATATACTAGCTTATCAACTGTAACTATAAGCTCAACTTATATTGTTGCAAATTCTGCTTTAACTAATGCAAATAAAGATTTCCTTATTCAATTTTGTGGAACTCCTGTAGATGCAGGTCTTACTTGTCAAGCTATTACAGCAATGGGTCTTGAAGTTCCTGAACAATACAGATACAACTTCTCTACTCCTTTAGGTGATGCACAACTTAACGATTGTAACTTCTATGCTCTTGGTGATCCTATTTCTAAATCACTTAATGCAACCGAATATCAACTTCTTCAAAACTCTCAGTTCAACTGGAAGTGTGGTTTCGCAATTAATGGTAATCCTGCTCTTGACATTCTTGGAAATGACGTTCGTGCAGGTATTGTAGTAATTAATAAAATTAAAAGCGCACAGCTTGAAGATTTCTCTGGTTACTATCTTGCTCTTAACGATAACTTAAATGTTAATCCTGCTACAAACTTTGATGACATTACTGGTGTTTCTGGTTACTATAATGAGCTTTGCCCTGGTGTTTCAGGTTCTTGGGTAGATGTTCCAAACGAAAGACTTAACTTTAAAGTTTCATCAACATTTGATGAAGACGTAACTTCTATTACTGAACTTGTTCATCAAAACGTTGGTGTAGAATTTGGAAATGCAACATACAACGATTCGTTGATTATGAGTCTTTTCAAAATTCGTCCTGCTCGTCTTACAGACACAATTAATAAACTTGATCAAATTCGTCTTGAGCAATTTGTTGGTTCTCTTAACTCAACTCGTATGGTTTCAGACGACTTTGGTGGTCCAGATCGTTCCTTCTTCCTTGAGAAAACAGTTAATAACGGTAGTGCATATCTTGAAGTTTATGTTAACCCATATCTTTCACAAAATAACTGCTGGGTAAATGAACAAACAGGTCTTCCACGTAAAACAGTTCGTATGTTCCGTGAGAAAACCGCAGAAATGTTCTCAAACTATGATGCTCAACTTGCACTCAAAGGATTTGCTGATAAACTTTATGGTACAGGTTCTTACACACCAGAATGTTCTGATGCTGCATATAATCTTTGCCTTAAGAAAGATATTGGTAATCTTCCTTCAAAGCTTGAAAGAGTTCTTCGCCAAGTTGAAAATCCTGTTGACTTCCCTATTGATATTACAATTGATAATGGTCTTTCAACAATTTGGGCAACTAAAGCAGCAATTGAATTAGATTCTTGCATCACTGATCCAAGCATCTGCTACAATTATGATGATACCTATTATGTAAACACTGATTCTCTCAGCCCATATGACGGTACAGTTATGAATTCTGCTCTCCAAGACAATTGGGAAACAATCTTTAACATCTTTGACTCGTTCGCAAGATACACAAGAAAGTATGCAGGTGGTGTTCCGAATGTTCACATTCAAGATCCTCTTCGTCAAATCTTTGTAAACGGTAAAGATTTCAAGGTAGTAAGTCGTCAAAAAGGTCTTTATATTGATCCTAAGACAAATCAACCAACTGAGCAATATGCAACATTTGGTCGTAATATTTACTCTTACCTTCGTAACCTTTATCAAGGTATTAATTCTTCATACAGCATTTCTTATGCAAACTGGATTAAGTCATTTGATGCAAACTCAGATAGCTTCTCATGGTTCGGTCCTTCCGCATATCAAGCTGCTCTTTATGCAAGAAATGAAGCTACTCAATATCCATGGACAAGTCCTCTTGGAGTTTCTAACGGATTGCTTGCAAACGTAAACGACTTAGGTATTAATCCTAACCAACGTGAACGTGATCTTATTTCTCGTATTGGATTAAACCCAATCGTAAGATTCCCAGAAGGAAACCTTAACTGGAACTCTACAACTCTTCTCAAAGAAAGTTCTGCATTGAAAGAAATTTCAGTTCGTCGTGGAGCACTCTGGCTTGCTAAGAGTATTCAGGCAAACCTCTTACAGTTTATTGGTCAACCAAATACTGTTTCAACAAGAGGAAGAATTTCTAATACTCTTCGTCCAATTCTTGAATTCATGAAAGATAACGATGGTATTTATGATTACTTGCTTGTTTGCGATGATAGAAATAACACCGCAGCATCTATTGATCAAGGCGTTCTTAATGTTGCAGTTTACATCAAACCTACACGACCAGTCAAGTTCATCCTTGTTGATCTTGTAATTACTGGAACAGGAGTTGACTTTAACGAGCTTATTTAATATAGCTGAAAAAAGAAAAACCCCGCTTGAAAAAGCGGGGTTTTTTATTTTTAATTAACTCATATATTTTCTATATGGTAAAAATAAGTATCTATCAAACAACAATGCAGGCATATTAAAACCTTCTTTTGTTTTAGCTATTTGTTTAGCAGCACTTTCGTTACCAACCGAATTGTAATAGTTTATAAGTTTTTCCAAAGAAAGATCAATAGAATTAAATAATCCTTGAATATCTCTTACTTTAATTATAAAAGGAGTTTTAGAAAAATCTTCACTGGAGGTTTCTTTTCTTAAAGAAATATTAAATTTATGAAACACACGATCTACAAGTTCTTTTCTTATAATTTTAATAATACCTTTAAATTTAGGATCAACATTAAATGTTTTTAAAAGATGATAAGATTTTAAAAGATTAACTCTTAATTTCATTATTTCTTTTTCAACAAGGTCATCATTTATTTCAGGATTTACTGTATTTTTAAGGTTGTAATTTCTTGGAAATACATTTTGCATATATAAGTCTTCTAAGTCTTTCATCGGATGTTTTTCACCTCCTTCCATTTTTCGAGTCTTATATAGTAATCAGTTAATAGTGTAGCATTATTAACAAGTTCTTTTGTTACCAAATAATCAGAATCAATCTTTTTAAGAATTGGTCCTTTTTCATATTGAACCAATTTTGGTGCTATAGGAATTTCTAATGGAGTGTCACTAACATGAGGTTTTTGACAAACACAACTAGTTAATAACAAACAACAAAGAGTAGTAATTTTTTGCATGTTCATATATGTATTTATAAATATCTTTATGAATAACGACAATAACGATGAATATGATGATGTTTTAAGTGCATTAGCAGTTAGTAACATTCTTTCACAAATTGAACCAGAAAAAGAAATTGTTAAGAAAGAATACGACGAAATGGACGAGCTTTCTAAAACATTAAAAGATTTAGATGATCTTATTAAAACAAATTCTGCTGTATTAGAAGAAGCGAAACGTCTTGTAGAAACTACCGGAGATGCTGAATATTTAGAAGCATACTCTAATATTGGTAAAGCTCAAAGCGAAGCACTTAAAAATAAAGTTAAAATCTTAACCGAAAAAGAAAAGAATAAGATTACCGAAAAAACAAAAACAAGGGAAATTGATATTAAAGAAAGGCTTGCAGATTATACAATTAATAAAAATGCACCAGAAGCACTCCCTGCTGGAACTACATTAAATCAAACAAACGTTATTATGAGCGGTAGCCGTGAAGAGATGTTTGATATGATTATGAAAATGAAAGAAAAGGAATTGAATATTGTAGAAGCTAATAAAGTTTAATATATAAAAAAATACATATTTAAAAAGAAGAAACCCTCTAGTTTCCTAGAGGGTTTCAAACTTTTAATCTTTTACTCTACTAGCGATTAGCTAAGGTAGTTGTAATTGATTGGGTCAGGAGAGGTTACGCTTACTGGAGTACCGCAAGTTGTTAAGTGACCAGTGTTAAGGTCGCGTGCGATAATCAAGTGGTAGAAGTTACCAGAACCGAAAAGGTTGTCAATTACTCCATAACGAGTCATCATACCTACGTTAGGTGTGAAGGTGTGTGGAGAGATTGTTCGTTGAACAAGAACTGGAATGTATGGGCAATATACGATACCAGTGTCCCAGAATTCAGAACCTTTATAACCAAGAAGAGCATACTCAACTGGTTCAGCACGAATACCTGCGAGATATTGAGCCTCTGTGCGAGTATCACGATAGATATTGAACTGACCTGCAAGAGTACCTACGCGAGCAACACCATTTGGGTGAGCTTGAATTGCGGATGCAATTTCAAATACGCGGAACTCAGGAAGGAGTTGAAGAATTGTGCAAACTTTTGGAGTTGCGATAATGAAGTTAGCAGGACCACGACGGTTACGAATTGCGATACGGTTAGCTTCTACAACGATTTTTGCATAGAAGTCAACACCACGCTCTGCGAACCAGCGACCATCTGCGAGTTGTGGTTTCCATACTGAATAACCATTGCCGAAACCTGCGTTAAGAGCAACTTGAATCATACGGATTACCATTTCACGGTCAATTTCTGCTTGAATTTCATAGGACATTGCATTGGTCATTTCAGAGTCAATGTCAATACCGTTCATGTTCATAAGATCTTGTTCAAGTTCCATGCTCCATGATGTTCCAAGACGACGAGTACCAGCTTCAACAGCTTGTTTCTCAATCTTAAGAGACATTGTAGGAATGTTGCTTGATGCTTCGAAGTGAGCAAGAAGTTGAGCAACACCCATATCTTGAGGAGTGAATGGGAAGCAAGTAGCAGAACCAGTGGTTGAGGTTGTTAAACCAAGACCAGAAAGACCAGCAGCAGTGATACCAGTGTGTGCAGTGTAAAGCTTTTGATAACCAGCTTCATCAGTGTCAGCACCAGACCATACACCAGGACCTCTTGGGAAAGTTTTAGATGTATCACAGTTTTTGTCATTGAATGGTGAACATGCAAGAGGATCTTGGTCATAGAAATAACGAAGAGCAAAAGCAAGACCAACAGGACCGCTCATTGGCTGAACACCGACGATTTCATGAGTGATAAGCTCAGGGAATGTACGACGGATCATAGGAATGAGAGTCTTAGGAAGACGAGCATCGCCAGGAGCATACCAGTCAGAGTTACCACCAGTACCAGGACCAGCGTTACCGTATTGACCGTCAACTGTAGGTGCAGTACCTTGGTCTGTTCCACCACCGAAAACGGAAGTACCTGCAACGCCACCTGCTCCAAAAGTACCGCCTGCGATTAGGCCGTTTTCTTGAATAAGATTGCGAGGCATGTGACCGTTTTGACGAAGCCAAGTTTCTTGGTTTTCGCACATAAGTGCGGTTGCCATTCTTTTTTGATAACCTTCGATAGGTTTTGTTTGATTGTCAGTAAAATCGAGAATTTTACTCCACTTTGAGATTAATGCTCTTCCTCTTTCTTTAGAAATAAGAGAGGGAGCCGAGTCAACGTAGTTTGAAGCTAGTGATTGCATATAGTTTATTTATTTGTTTTTTATTATTTTCTGAAATTTAAGCCACTAAGGTACAAATCTTCCATTGGGTTGTTCGGATTGAATTGATTTTGTGTCTTAACTTCTGATTCTTTGATGATTTCATCGGCTACCCTGTTCCGATCAACGATAAATGTTTTCCTTTCATTGAGAAGTGCGGCTTTCTTAGCTTTATGCTCTTGACGACCATACATATCAATGACGTATTCAAAATTTTCTTTAATAAAGTCTGAAGTTTTACCTTCGAGACGAGAGCGAACAAAACGTGATACTTCAACAGGAAGATTTGCTGTCTTTTCAGCAAGAACCTTTTTACTTTCAGCAATCATTTTTGCTTTCTTAAGTTCAACGTTCTCCTTGAGAAGGTGATCCATTTGACGCTTACCATCTACAAGAGCTTCTTTGATGTTGCCTTGAATATATTTCTCATCAACGCCAAGAATCTTACGAGCTTCTTCAATTGCCTTAAGAGCATATTGGTTTCTAGCAGCTTCTTCAATTTCTTGTTTAGGAAGATTTTTATCAATATATAAATCAAGGAATTCATCAACGCTTTCTACAAGACTGTCACGATGACCAATTGCTGTTTCAGCAATAATTGATTTATAACCTTCGTGTACAGTAAGAAGTTTGTTGTCATAATCTTCCATGATTGCATTTACAACCATTTTGATTTTATTTGTATGATCAGCATCAATTGCTGCGACTGCTTTTTCAGAAACAACTTTGAATTTTTCGTATTGTGTCTTAACGGCACTCTCAACTTCTAATTCAACGCGCTCCTGAACTTTTGCATTTACCTTTTCTTCAACTAGGGAAGAAATTGCTTTTAAAGTGTCTTCGGAAAGAATTTCCTTGTCCACAGATTCAAAAATAGATTTAAGTTCTGTTAGCATATAATAGTTATTTATATAAATTATGAATTTTCTTTTGAAAAAGATGCTTTAACTTTTTGAAATTCTTTAGATAATGAATTATTAACCTTCATTTTTATAATTTCTCTCAACTCTTTATCTGCCTTCGCACGATTTTCAGTTCCTAAATGATATAGCATTTTTGCTACTTTTGACTTTATTTCAGGTTTCATATGTTAACATATTTACATTTTTCTTTAAAAATTTGATTTTCTCTATTTCTTGTGGTAAGATATATTCTATGGCAAACCTAAAACTAACTAAATTTGGACACGAATATTGTGGTCCTTGTAAAGTGATGAAACCTATTCTCGCTGAAATTGTAACCCAATTTGGTGAAAAGCTTCAATTTGAAGATGTTGATACATATAACTCTGATCCGAAAGTTCTAACAGATGCAGGTATTCGAGCAGTTCCAACACTTATTCTATCAAAAGATGGAAATGAAATTTGGCGACATGTTGGATTAACCAACAAAGATTTTATAGAAAAAAAGATTAACGAAAATCTATAAAAGAAAAAGAGGCAGATTATTTCTGCCTCTTTTTTTGTTTTAATTTTTTCTCCATTTTTGGTAGTTCCTTGTAATAATCTGGAAATTCTTTTAAATGGTCTTTTGCTATTTGTAAGGTTTCTTCTGGTGATTTGTGATGTTCTTTTTCAGTTTTATAACCTTCTTTTGTGGATTTTTTACCAAATTTATCTACTAATGTTTTATATAATTTATCGAATTTATTAGTCATACATCATAACCATGGTCTTCTATAATTTCATTAGATAAATCGCGAATTTTATCTGCACATCTCTCTATTTTCTTTCTAAAACTTTTATACATTGCTTCTTTTGCAAGATCATCTAAGTCTGAAACTATTGAAAGAATTTCTCTAGCAATTTCTACATGATTTTCAGCTACATCATCGTCACACTCTTCTTCATCTTCTTCATCTTCCTCTTCAGTTTCATCTTCTTCATCTTCGCGTGTACCCTCAAACGCCTTAACAGGTGAAAGAGGTAAAGCTTGACGGATTACTCCTAAAATGGATGGAGTTAACATATTTTCATAAATTGTTTCTAAGTCTTGTTTCATTATAGTGCATGTAGGAATTTTTCAAGAGACTCACGAATATAATCGTTGATTGCATCTTTGTGACGAGAAGGATATTTTGCTAATCTCTTTTCTAAGGCTTGATATGTTTCTGCAACACGACCATCATCAGAAATAATATATTCTTTATTTTCAAGAATACCATTTACAAATGCTGTTGCTACAGAAGGGTCGAAAACGTTGTCTACAAGAAGAACGATTGGACTTTTTACAACATTAAATCCGTCAGTGCTTTCAGATACTTGACCAAGACACTTTGTAGATTTACCAAATTTAACACCATCATGAACAAGTGATTCAAGAATCTTTCCAGATGGTGTGCTTAGAATAAGACTTTTACCAATATAAAAATCAGGATCACTTTTATCTCTTTCGAGATTAACAATTTTG